CAGATGCCAAGCCACACCCACAGCGGCACGACAAACAATACCGACGTTGCCCACACCCATACATTCACCTCTGGCAATCAAAGCGCAGACCATACGCATAGTGGCACGACGGCGCTGGCTAGTATTGACCATACGCATAGCGGCACAACTGCAAGCGAAAATCAAAACCATACGCACGGGTTTAGTGGTAGCACTGGCGGACAGAGCGCAGATCACTCGCACTCCGGTTCTACATCTGGGGCTAATACGCACTACCATACCGGTGGCAACCGGTTCATCATCCGCACTCGCTACGATGAAGAAATTGGGTATGGAAACCTGTATATTTCTGGCTCGGAAAGCCACGCTCACTCGTTTGGCACTAGCGGAGCAAGTAACGACCACGCTCACGGCTTTTCTGGAAACACCGGCGGAATAAGCAATAACCACCAGCACGGCTTCACCAGCGGTGGGATGAACTCCAACGTATCTCACTCGCATTCAATTACAACGGGTGTGCAAAGCGCTAACCATACGCACTCTGGCACGACAGATTCTACGAGTATTGACCACAACCACACATTTACCACCAATACGACTGGTGGCGGGCAGGCACACGAAAACAGGCCTCCGTACTATGCGCTCGCATACATTATCAAAACTTGAGGTGTGACATGATCCTACCTGTACTTGCACCGATTCTTGCCACCCTTGCCGCAAACGGTCTGGGTATTGTTGCTGATGCTGTCACCAAAAAGGGCAAAGAGTTTGTTGAGGAGAAGCTCGGTATTGAACTCACCCCAGACCCAAGCCCGGAAGCTGTAGAAAACTGGAAACGTGCGGTGATGGAGCATGAGAAAGAACTGATCGCCATGGCTTACGGTGACACTGCCAACGCTCGGGCAATGCAGGTTGCTGCGCTGCAACAGGATGACTTGTTCAGCAAGCGGTTCATCTACATCTTCGCAACTTTCTGGTCTATTTTTGCTGCTGGGTACATTGCGTTTATTACGTTTGGCACGATCCCGGAAGACAACCAGCGTTTTGCTGACACGATCCTTGGCTTCTTGCTGGGTACGGTCGTAGCAACAATCCTTCAGTTCTTCTTTGGCTCAAGCATGGGCAGCAAAGAGAAAGACAAGAAATGAGTTTGGTTACCCCTGAGTTGCTTCGCACGATCACCACGCCGGAACTTGCCGATAGGTGGGCGGAACCTTTGTCTGCGACTTGTGAGCGGTTTGAGATCAATACACCTCACCGGGTTGCTGGTTTTCTCAGCCAAACGGCACATGAGTCTGGCGGGTTTAAATTCGTTCGGGAGAACCTGAACTACTCCGCTGCCAGTCTGATGCGGGTGTGGCCTACCCGGTTTCCCAATCTGGAGGTTGCGCAGCGCTACGCCATGAATCCAGAGAAGATTGCCAACAGGGTGTACAGTGACCGCATGGGTAACGGCGATGAAGCCTCTGGGGATGGATGGAAGTATATCGGTCGTGGTCTAATTCAACTGACTGGCAAAAACAACTACGTGGCGTACAGCCTTGCTTGTGATAACGAGGCACTGGTCAAGCCAGAGATCGTGGAAGACCCGAAATATGCCGCTGAGTCCGCAGGGTGGTTTTGGAGCGTGAATCGTTTAAATGGTCTTGCTGACGCACAGGATGTGCCGGGTATGACGCGCCGGATCAATGGCGGAACGCACGGACTGGATGATCGCAGTACAAAGTATGCCAAGCTGATTGAATACTTTAATCAAAAGGGCTGATATGAGCATCGTAAAACTTGCACTACAAGCTGGGATCTACAGAGAAGGCACGAACTATTCTGCTGAGGGTCGTTGGTTTGATGGCGACAAGATCCGATTCCGTTCTGGCAATGCTGAAAAGATCGGTGGCTGGCAACGAATATCAAACAATACCTTCCTTGGTACATGTCGATCGTTGGTTAACTGGTCGTCGCTGGATGGTGATAACTACGTTGGGCTAGGCACCAACCTGAAGTATTACATTGAGTCTGGTGGTTCGTATTCTGATATCACGCCAATTCGCAAGACCGTCAACCCCATGCTTGGGCCGCAGCCACCGGCAACAGGGAACCCTTTCTCAAGTGCGTACAGCACATTGGCTTCAAACATTGACGCCACACAAACTACGATCCCATTAGTCAGCGCCGCATCGTTCCCCGTAACGGGTGGGGTTATCAAGATTGGCACGGAAGAAATGTTCTTTAACGGCGTGGATACCAACAATTTGACTGGCGTGGTCAGAGGGTATAACGGCACGACAGCCGCTTCTCATTCCACTGCTGACCCAGTTGGTTGCTCTACATTTGTTGTGACGGATGCCAACCACGGCGTTGTAACTGGTGACTTTGTGACATTTTCTGGTGCCACGGCGTTTGGCGGGTTTAGCACTGGAAACATTAACAAAGAGCAACAAGTATTCAGCTACATCAATACCACGCAATACAGCGTCAATATCGCTGGCGTGTTCTCCACTTCTGCTGCGTCAGGAGGAGGAGTATCTGCTGTGGCTGATTATCAAGCCAATACTGGTTTGGATATCTATGTGATTGGCCTTGGCTGGGGAGCGGATCCTTGGGGGGCAGGTGGGTGGGGTTCGCCCGGTACGACCGGAATTGGGCAGCAATTGAGACTCTGGGCAGCCGATAATTACGGTGAAGATCTGGTGTTTAACCAGCGAGCAGGCCCTATTTTTTATTGGGATGCCACCCTTGGTGTGACGACTCGGGGTGTGTATTTGTCTTCGCTGGCTTCTGGAGCAACCGTGCCAAGCACGGTCTATACGTATAAAGATTTTGTTCCGCACACCACTAACCAAGTGCTTGTGTCCCCAACAGAACGATTTGTCATTGCGATGGGGGCAAACTCTTACGATCCGACAAACGCTAATACAGCGTTCGATCCAATGTTGGTAAGGTGGTCAGATCAAGATGATCCGTTTATGTGGGTGCCGGATGTTACCAACCAGTCTGGCGAATTCCGTTTGTCGCACGGTTCATACATCGTTGGCTCGATATCAACACGGCAAGAGCAGCTAATCTGGACAGACGCCGCGCTGTATTCCATGCAGTATCTTGGGCCTCCGTACGTATGGGGTTTTAACCAGATGGCGGAAAACATCTCCATCATGTCGCCCAACTCCATGATTACCGTCAATAACGTGACGTATTGGATGGGTAAGGATAAGTTCTATATGTACTCCGGGCGGGTGGAAACATTGTCTTGCGCCTTGCGGCAGTACATTTTTTCCGATATCAACAAAGACCAAGGGTACCAAGTCTTTGCCGGAACGAACGAAGGGTTTAACGAGATTTGGTGGTTTTATTGCTCTGGCAATTCCACAACTGTGGATAAATATGTGGTTTACAACTACTTGGAAAACGTTTGGTACTACGGCACGATGGCACGAACTGCGTGGTTGGACTCGCCTATTAGGGAATACCCTATGGCTACTGACTACAATAACCGGATCATTTATCACGAACTTGGCACGGATGATGTGTCTGGCTTGTCTGCGGTGCCGATTTCAGCGCACATCCAATCTGCTGATTTTGACATCGGGGATGGTAACAGGTTTGCGTTTGTCTGGCGTATTTTGCCTGACATTAACTTTACCGGTTCGTATGTCGATAAACCATCTGTCACCATGACGTTGAAGCCCCGTCGGAATGCGGGTGCGCCATATAGCCCTGCGGATATCCCGGTGGTACAAAGCGAAGACAACTATACCAATGTCAGGCAGTACACGATCCAGCAGTTCAACGGTCAGGTGTATACCCGACTCAGGGGGCGACAAATGGCATTGCGAGTGGAGTCAAACGATCTCGGCGTGGCGTGGCAGTTGGGTAGCATCCGTGCTGATATCAAAAACGATGGTGGTCGCTGATGCCTCGCTTAATTCCCACTGTCGCACCAAACCTACTGCTTGCCCCGGCGGAATACCGGGCGATGTACCACGAGCAGATGAACAATGCTTTGCGGCTGTACTTTGCTAGGAATGATGCCAACTCCTCGGCGCTGCTTGGCCCGTTGGGTGGTAAGTTCATCAATTCACCGCACATTTCAGCAAGCGATTCCACAGATCAGTATGCCGCAGCAGATGACACCCCGACTCAAGTATTGTGGAACACGCTGGAAGCCAACGAAGGGTTTACCCTTAATCTGGATGGGAGTGCAACCTGCCCGGCATCAGGCACCTACAAGATCGACTACAGCTTGCAGTTCGTGAACACCGACAACGTAGCACATGATGTATTTGTCTGGCTGCAAACAAATGGTAACGTCACGCCAAACTCAAGCAGCCGGTTTACCATTCCAGCCAGAAAATCTGCCGGTGTTTATAGTTATTTGGTTGCCTACTCATCCGTGACATTCGATATTACAGCAGGGGATACCATTCGACTGTGGTGGGCAACGGAAAAGGCATACAACCCAGTTGGCCCGGTGGAAGGTGTTTATATGGAACATCTCCCGGCACAAACCTTGCCATATCCCAGACCAGCCAACCCATCAGCCGTGGGAAGCATTGTTTTGGTGTCTGGATCACTGGATACGACGGCATGACAATTCATTGCCGTATATACACCAAAATGTTACGATTAAACAACCTCCTAGCCGCGAGGCATCTATGAGTATTACAAAAGCTGCCGAACTCGTCCGCGCACATGGTCGAGGCAATGATTCCCAATTGATGCACGTTACCCCAAGGGAGCTTAATGCCCTACAGGGTATCGCTCGTGCCAAGGGTGGTTCACTGACAATTAACCCAAATACCGGGTTGCCAGAAGCGGGGTTTCTTGAGGATGTCCTTCCGACAGTGGTTGGCATTGGTGTTGGCGCACTTACTGGCGGTGCTGCTGCCCCTTTCATTGGCGCTGCTGTTGCTGGATTGGGTTCTTATGCCCTAACAGGTAGTTTAGAGAAGGGCTTGATATCCGGGCTTGGCGCTTTCGGCGGTGCTAGTGCGCTGTCTAGTCTTGGTCAGGTTGGGGCAGGCATTACTGCGGCAGCTCCTACTACGGCGACAACTGCTGCGACTACGAGCATTGCTCCTGAAGCGTTGGCTGCTGCTGCGGATGCTGGATTGACGGGTGTTGGTGCCAACGTTGGCGCAGCTACCGCTGGCGCAGGGATGACCCCGATGCAGTTGGCTGGCGCATACGATACCGCTCTTTCTGGTGTCGGCGCTAATATGCCAACCCTAACAGGTGCAGAACAGTTTGCGCAGATGGGTGCAATGGATAGACTTTCTTCTATCGGTAAGGGTTTCGGTCAACTATTTTCTGACCCATCTGGTACGTTTAAACAGCTGCCGAAAGGATTTGTTGGTGACGTCGGTATGGCTGCTGCGCCGATTATCGGCGGCATTATGGACTCAAGTTCCAGTGGTATGCCTGAGCCTGAAGAACAGAATGCGTATTACCGCCCGTCTGTTTATGACCCCAAGACCCAACGATTTACTGCACTGCCCCCGGTAAAAACATCGGATTGGGGTAGCCAGACGTTTAGTGGGTATGCTGGTTCTCTTGGATATGCCGAAGGCGGTGAGATCGAACAGCGCTATGAGCGTCCTATCCGAACGGTAGATCCTGCCGTAGCCGATTACAACCGGGCAATGATGGAACGTGCGCAACAAGAGTATGTGCAGGGCATGAAATTTCCTATTACACCCTCTGCGGCTCCAGTCGGTATCGCTGCTGCGGCTCCTACCCCTACCAATATCGCTCCCGGCCCGGGCGGGATGATTTACAACCCCGCAACACAGACGTTTACTCCGGCAGCACCCACGCAGTCAGAGATCGACAAATTGCGTGAAGAAATGATGGCGATGTATGGAAACCAGCAAAATCAGGGCGGTGACACAAACATGTACGCTGGTATGGCTGGTGGAGCGGATGGGTTTGCCAGCGGCGGTGCAGTTGGTATCGCACAAATCCCCAAGTTCCAAGCTGGCGGCGAGATGTCGAGCGATGCGTTTGTCATTCCGGCAGATGTCGTAAGCGCCCTTGGTAACGGCAGCACAGACGCTGGTGTAAAGATCCTGAACAACTACCTTGGTGTTGCAATGCGTATTGAGGGTGAGGGCGACGGACTGAGCGACGACATTCCTGCCAGTATTGAAGGTTCTCAACCTGCCCGTGTAGCAGATGGTGAGGTTTACGTTCCTCCTGATGTTGTTGCCCGTCTTGGTGAAGGCGATCCTGAAGAAGGCGCTGAAAAGCTGTACGAAATGATTGATAGCATCCGCCAGTCTGCACATGGCAAGAAGTCACAGCAACGTGAAGTCTCCCCTGATAAGGTCATGCCAGTATGAAAATACAGCACGTACCGCTGGAACTTGTGAATCAAGTCTGGCCGAAAGTTGTTACTTTCATTGATGAGGCGATTGTGCAGCAAGAAGGTGAGCCTGACTTTACGCTTGATCAGGTTCGCACATACGTTACGATGGGTACGTGGTTGTTGGCAGTAGTGGTTGATGAGGATGGCGCTATCAAAGGTGCCATGACAATAAATTTCTTTAATCGTCCGAATGATCGGGTGGCATTTATCACCTACATCGGCGGCAAACATATCGTGTCGCAAGAAGCGTTTGACCAACTTGCCATGTTATGCAAATCGTTTGGTGCTACGAAGATCGAAGGCGCAGTTAATGAGGCTGTTGCCCGTCTATGGCGTAGGTTCGGATTTACGGAAAAATATAGGATTGCCGGGGTAACACTATGAGATACAACCATTTTGATATGTTGCCTGAGCAGGCATTCCAGCGTGATGCAAGCGGCAAGATCAAACCTCAAGGCGGAGGTGGGAGTTCTTCTCCCTCCAAGTCTACGGTCACACAGACCAATATCCCTGAATATGCCCGCCCATATGCGGAAGAAATGCTGGGTCGCGCACAAGCACTGACGGATATCAACCAAAATCCGTTCCAAGCCTACACGGGTCAGCGTTTTGCCGGGTTTAGCCCGATGCAGGCACAGGCATTCCAGCAGCTTTCCCAACAACAAGTTGCTCCACAACTGACTGACGCATCTAACATCGCATACACGGCAGCAGGTCAGGCTCTTGGTGCGCAGCCGGTGTCGCAAGCTCTCCAGCAAACCGCCCTTGGTTATGGTCAAGCAGGCGCTGGTTATGGTGGTGCAGCATCTCAACTTGGATTAGCAGGTGCGCAGCAGGCGCAAATGGCGGCTCAACAGGCGCAGCGTCAGGCAGGTTTGTATGGTTTGATGGGATCTCAGTATGGTGCGCAAGGCGCACAACAAGCCGGACAGGTTGCTGGAATTACTGGGCAGCAGGCTGGGATGTATGGCGGTCTTGGTGCTGGGTATGGTGGTGCAGCCGCTGGCTTGGCTCCTCAAGCTCAACAATATGGCGGTACCGCTGCTGGACTTGGGATGCAAGGCGTTGGTATCGGCGGGCTAGGTATTCAGGCTGCTGGACAAGGGTTTGGTGCAGGGCGGGCTTATCAGCAAATGGCAACGTCGCCAGAAGCCCAACAAGCTTATATGTCACCGTACATGCAGAATGTGGTGGAGCAACAGCAAAAAGACGCTGTTCGGCAGGCTGAAATTGCCCGTCAAACCACGCAGGCTCAGGCGGCTAGGGTAGGAGCGTTTGGTGGATCCCGTTCTGCTATTGTTGAAGCTGAAAACCAAAGAAACCTGCAAGATCGTTTAGCCCAAATCCAAGCGGCTGGTTCACAACAGGCATTCCAACAGGCTCAACAGGCTCAACAATTCGGCGCTGGCCTTGGCATCCAAGGTCTTCAGGCTGGTTATCAGGGTCTTCAGACTGGACTGGCAGGTACCGCACAGGGTATTCAAGGTCAGCAAGCTGGATTGGCTGGGCTTGGTCAGGCTGGACAATTGTATGGTCTTGGAATGACTGGCGCTGGGCTTGGGTTACAGGGAATTGGTCAGCAAATTGCCGCTGGTCAGCTAGGTCTTGCCGGTACCGCTCAGGGAATGCAAGGTGCTGGTCTCGGTCTTCAGGGTGTTGGTCAGCAAATTGCTGGTGGTCAGTTGGGTCTGCAAGGGACTCAAGCCGGAATCGCTGGTCAACAGGCTGGCATTCAAGGCGCTCAGGCAGGTATGCAGGGTGTCGGTCAAGCGGTCGGTGCAGGTCAGTATGGTCTGCAAGGCGCTCAAACAGCTATCTCTGGTGCCGGTCAGCTTGGTCAGTTGGGTCAAACCCAGTACGCTCAAGAAATGGGTATCACGGATGCGCTCCAGAAGTATGGTGCGTTGCAACAGCAACAACAACAGCAGGCGTTGGATTTTGCTTATCAGCAGTATCTCGCACAGCAACAGTATCCGTACCAGCAGTTGAGCTACATGTCTGACTTGTTGCGTGGAGTCCCATCTACCCAGAGTGCGCAGTATATGTACCAGCAACAGCCTGCCGTAGCTCCTCAGCTTCTCGGTGCCGGTTTGAGTGCATATGGTGCGTTTGCCCGCGCTAAGGGCGGTCGCATCCCAGAACCAAAGCGTTACGCTGCTGGCGGGCAGGTAACTCCTGATGCGATGAGTACGATGGCAGTACAAGAACTTCCGTCCAAACTGCGTCGCTTGTCAGATACACAACTTGCTGCTTACGCCCGCACGGTAAAAGATGCTATTACGTTGAGTGCTGTGCAGGGTGAATTGAACCGTCGCACTCGCTCCCGTGCACCGATGGCGCAGCCACAAGATACTACCGTGGCAGACGATATTGCCAAGCAAGCACAGGCAGCATCCCTCGGTGGCCCGATCGATATGGCTGGTGGTGGGATTGTTGCGCTAAGTAATGGTGGCGAACCATTGACAGACGAGCAAAAAGAAGCCTTGCGTATGGCTGGTATTCCAGAGGGTTTCGCAACAGTCGACCGCCCTATTGGTAACTTTTTCCGTAATTTGTGGCGCGGTGCAACTGCTAACCCCGCTGCGGTGGGCGAAGAGTTGGCAAAAAGCCAGCAAATGCCTCCCCGTATAGATCCTACGGTAGCAAGCCCACACGATGCCAATCAGATGGATATGGTGGTTAATGCCCCAGCCCCTGCGGCTCCCGCTGCCCCACCGCAAGAGAAACTCGGGATTACCGGAGCCGGTCAACAAAATGTACCCCCGGCTGTTGCACCTCGAACAGCACCTCAAACCGCCCCCACGGCGGCTGGCCCCGGCATCATGGGTGCACGTAGCATCATCCCCGGCTCGTTCGAGGAATATAGGCAGCAGATCGGGCAGGCGGTACAGCGTAGCCCAGAAGATCAGAAACTGCTTGATGACATGGCTAATCGGGTCAAATCCCGTATGGAACGTGCTGGCAAGCAAGAAGGTACCGCCAAATATGATGCAATCATGATGGCTGGCCTTGCAATGATGGGTGGTACGTCACTCGCCGATGGTATTGCTAAAGCCGCCCAGATGGGTGGCGCTACCTTCATGCAGGGTAAAGACAAAGCTGCAAAAGCCATGGAAGCTGCCGAGGAAGCCGATATGGCCTTCCAGAAGTACAAGATTGCACTTGACCGCAACGACAAGAAAGAAGCCGCAGATATGTTCAAGGATTATTCGTCGCAGCTTATCAAGCTGGAAGAGATCGCAGGTCGTGAGCGTGTGGCACAGATCAATGCAGGGGCGCGTGGTGGCGCAGGGGAAGGGATAACCTTTCAAAAAGCACAAACCGCTTTGAACGCCAATAAAGACTACCAATTGGCACAGGCAGAAGTAAAAGCCGCAACTGAAACATTAAACGCGCTGGGTAATGTCAAACCCGATTCCAAGGTTCGCAAAGACGCCGAAGCTAAACTCCTAGCTGCTAAGCGTAATGTAGATGGTATCCGGGATAACTTCTTCAAAACACTGTCCCCAGAGGTGTATAGTATCGCTCAGCAGGTGTATGGTTTTGGCGGCACTGGCGGTGCTAATGCTCCTGCTGCTGGCAGTGCGTCTGGAATTAACCTTCCGTCTAGCAAAGCTGATTTAGTTAAAGGTCAGACATACAATACCGCTAGAGGCCCTGCTGTTTGGGATGGTTCGCAGTTCGTCAAATAGGGGTAAGGAATGGCTGAGAAATTCTCGTTTGAGGAGGCTTTGCAAAAGCCTTCCGAGACCTTTTCTTTTGAAGATGCGTTCAAGCCCCAAGAAGAAGCCTCACTGGGTAAACGGTTTACGTCCTCGTTTGAACGTGCTGGAACCAGTATTGGTACAGGTGTTCGTGGTGCGATTGGTACCCCGGAAGAAGCCGCCGCTGCCGCAAAAGCTGGCGCTGCCGAACAAGAACGCATCAGTCGTGCCGTTGGCCCCACTCGTGGGTTTGCAGAGGTCAAAGATATCTACCAACGTGAGGGGTTCCTTCCTGCGGCAGGTGAGTTCGTCTCTCAGATTCCCGGTGCGGTTGCTGAACAAGGCGCGAACATTCTTGGTACGCTTGGTGCAGGTTTTGCTGGTGCAAAAGTAGGTGCGCTAGCTGGCCCTGTTGGAGCCACGATTGGCGGTATCGCGGGTGCGGCTGGGTATCTGTATCCACAGTTTTTTGGTGCCAACCTCGAAGAGCAAGCACGAGTAGCCCAAGAGCAAAAGAAACAACTGGAATTGGATAGGAGCAGCGCTGCCGTTGCCGCTGCTGGACAGACAGCCCTTGAAGCCGGTGGCACGGCGTTCACTCTTGGTAAAAACCTGATCGGCAAGATGATCGGTAAAGAAGTCTCCAAGGAGCTTGCCGAGAAACAACTCCTGCAAACCGCACAGGCTTCGTTGGCTGGTGGTGCTGGCAGGGGTGCTGCACGAGGTTTGTCCGAGATCCCAGTGGAAGTGGCACAGACCGTACTAGAGCGTTGGCAGTCTGGGCAGGATCTGCTCTCTGATGATGCGATTGAGAAATATGGCCTTGCTGCCTATGGTGCGTTGCAGGCTGGCCCAGCGATCGGTGCGGTGGCGTCTCCATTGGATCGTCGTGCTGCTCGTCAAGAATTGGAAGCTCGTGGGCTGACTCCCACTGGTGAGGCGATTGAACCTCCCATGACACCCGAGCGCGAAGCCATTTTGCGCCAAGAGCAAGAAACCGCCGATGTCATGCGAGAGCGTGAACTGCAAGCCCTCGAACTACAGAAACAGGAAGAGGAAGCCGCACAGATCAAAACTGCGGAAGAACTCAGTGCAAAAGTAGGTGAGATTGGGCAAGGTGTTGCGGGTGTTTCACTGGAAGTGGAAGGACTGGATGACAGCCTGAACTCACTCTATGCCGCCAAAGATAACCTCACGATCCTCAAACAAAACCTCGATCGTGTGTCGGCAAACAAGGAAGTTCGTCAGCAAATCAACGAGCAGTTGAAGCTCGTCAACGACAAGATCGGTGAAGGTCAGGCATTTGCCAAGACTATTGGGTTGGAACCCACACGCCGTGCAAAGCTGGCAAAAGAAGAAGTCAAGGATATCCCAGAAGAGCAAAGAGCAAAAGCTTCGGCGGCTGTATTCGAAGCCGCTACTCCTGCACAGCCTGAGCAAATCGTTATGCGAGAGCTTGGGCCACCACAGATTGCTCCTGCTCCAGCACCAGTAGACCTCACAATCAAACCGCAGGAACTACTCGACATTGGGTTGCCGAAATCGGCTGCATATACTAAGCAGTTGTCGGGGTTGGATTTGGGTGATGCGGATCAACGCACCAAGGCCGCAGAGGTTATTGGTCGTGCGATGCAGAACCCGCAGGTTAAGCCCGAAGTTAAAGAAAAACTACAGAATTTGTATGATAGTAAGTTAGCTGCACCCGTGCCAGCCGCACAAGGTGCGCTTGATTTTGAGGCTGAACTGCCTCCCGCAGCACCCGTCGCACCCACGAAGGTCGATGACTCTGTGTTTGATACGTTGGGTATTGGCAAGACAGCGGTGCTTCGTAAAAATGCAGACCTGCGCAATGCCGACCTGACCAAGCCTGAAGACCGTCAGTTTGTGCGTAATGTGCTGGAGACATACCGCGACGCCCCGAACCGCTCAGAGAGTATCAAAGAAAATATTGATACGTTCTTGGGGCAGTTACCGGTTGACACTGCTCCTGTGGTCGAGGCTCCTGCGGCTGAAACTGTGGGTGTTACACCTGATATTCAGTCTCGTACGGTATATCGCACCGGAAGCAGTGGTATGCCAACAGATATGACCGCTGCAGATATAGTTGCTTACGAGCGAGATGAACTAGGCAACGAAGGTGTTACCGCAACACCGGGAATTGATCTTTCAACCATACCCTCCAAAGATCTATCGTGGGTTACGTTTGATCCTGAAACCGCACAGGAATACGAATCAGAAATATCCCAAACTACATCTCGTGATGCTACGTTCCGTGTGGTTGCGCAAGATGGTCAGGGCGGATACCTTATTCAAGAGATGCCCCAAACGCAAGGAGCTAAAGATGTCAAGCCCGCACCAACTCCAACTGAGCCAGCCACTGTCGGACAACCAAGTGAGCGAGGCGTGGGAGTGGTTGACGTGGGCAGTATCCCAACCGCCACACAAGAGGGTACCACCGGAGCCACTACAGCACCTGAGTCAGGAGGATTGGTTCGCCCTACTGAACGAGCTGGAATCGACACTCAGGGAATCGAACAAGCACCTGCTCCAGTAACCACCCTACCCTCCGAAACTACTTCCCATGATGAGGCGCTGCAACGTGTAGCTGAGTTGCAGATGGGCGAAACGGTTGACCCCAAGGCGTTGGCAAGATTGGCTCGTGATGCTGCCGACAGTGGGTTGATCACACAGATAGACCGCAGGAAGATTGCGGAGGAAATTGCGGAAGGCGATATCGTAGGTGCTGCTGGCAGTTTGGAGGGTATGCTACAGAAATCAAAAGACCAGAGTATTCCTAACGCTGTACAGACACTGCAAGCAACTGGTGACTCAGCGGGTGCTGTAACCGACAATCTGATCAAAGCATTCACAGCGAAAGATCCTATTGCGGCACTGCAAGTCATCGTTAATGACAACTCTGGGGTGTTTAACCCCAAGGAACAGCTCGTTGCCCGCCGTATTCTTGATATGAAGATGCCCATGCCCACTATGCGTATGGTGGACTCCTTGGGTAACGACGTGAACGGCGAACCCATACTGGGCGAGTACAACTCCATCAACGACGAAATTGCGCTGGTGCAGGGTGCTGCGGATTCCCATACATTCCTGCATGAGATGATCCATGCGTTTGTCCACCGCTCCATCGTGCTGCAAGAGCGTGGGCAGGCTCGTAACCCCAACTTCCGTACGCTGCAAGAAGTCTATGATCATGTGAAGGCAAGCCGCCCGGATCTGGCCAAAGAGTATGGGCTATCCAGTCTGACTGAGTTTGCCTCAGAAGCCATGTCAAACCGTGACTTCCAGTTTCAGTTGATGGGTATGCCGTACCGCAACCAGTCGGTGTTCTCGTGGTTTGCCCGTGCGCTGCGCTCTTTGCTGGGTATTGCAGAAGGTTCACCCCAAGGCAACGTGCTGTTCACCGCTATGGTGGCAGTCGACGGTTTGATGCGGTCTGGGCGTGAGTTGCAGATGCGCACGACTGGCAAGTCTATCTTTGCTTCCGATATTGCGTACGCTGCACAAAACGTCAACACACCGTTAGGTCAACCCCTGCCCACCTCGTTGGCTCAGGTCAATCAAGCCCCCAATCAGGTTCAGCGCACGGAAATGCGCAAGTTCCTCAACACCATCAGTCAGGGTGAGGCAGGCTACGCCACATTGATTCGTCAACAGACTGTGGATATTTTGGCTCCAATCGCCAAGCGTTTGAGCGATGCGTTTTCCCAAGGAGTGCGCGGGCAGTTTGGCGATGTGAACCCAATTGTCTGGATGCGCCAAGCATTTGACCATCAACGTATTGCGTTGCAGGTATACCGCACGGGTGGGTTGAAGCTCGAGTCGAATGGTCTTTGGACAGCTACTGAACTGAAAGATAGTCAGGGTAAACCCGCGTCTCCGCAAATGATTGTGGAAAAACTGGCGGAGCTTGCCAAGAAGAACAACTCGACGTACCCGACCACCAAAGCGAAAGTGGCAACGGTACTGGAAGGAATGCGGCTTAAAGAACTGCGGGATCATAACCGTAAGTTGGAAACGCTGGCGCTTGAGCAAGCCGCTGCTGGTGATGTTGATGCTGCTTACGAAACCCGGTTGGGTAAAGTACTGCTGCATAGAACTAACGCAGAAATTGATGCGCTGGTAGCCGTGTTCAATAAGAGTCCTGAGATCCAAGAAATCCAGCGAATCATGAATACAGTTCGCAGCAATCTGATCGATGCGATGGTCACTTCTGGGCGTATCCACAAGGAGCAGGCTGACAACTGGAAAGCCGCAGTCAACTATGTACCGTTCGATCGACTCAAAGACATCAGCGAGAATCCGGAAATCGTATTTGCTGCTGGTCGCAGGGGTATTGCCGCGCTTGGTAAACTGCCGCAGTTGAAAGGTTCACTCGGTCGCCCAGTGGCAAACGCCATTGACAACTACATGCACAAGCTGGCTTGGATGACCGAACAATCCATGCGCAACTCGGCTGTGGTGCGTACGTTGAATATCATGGCCGATGCAGGTATGGCTACCAAACTGGATAGTCCCAAGAACGCTACCAATACGCATTTGGTACTGCCCGCACTGTACGAGGGCGGCAACCCTGTATTCTTTGAAGTGCAGAACCAGTACGACTTGGCAGCGTTTGCCGAGGCTCCCGAGATCAAGGGTAGTCTGATCAACGTGTTTTCTGCAAGCTCAAGACTTCTACGTACCACGGTGACAGCCACCCCCATGTTTGCGCTCAAGCAGGTGTTTGATGATGCACAGCGGGTGATGTTCTACTCTGGCGTCAAGAATCCGCTGGCAGCGATGGGCAAAACGCTTATCAACCTGCCCCGCATCTTGTTCCTGAAGAACTTTGGTGGAAACAAAGCCGTCATTGATTCACTGGAGCGTTCCGGGATTGTTGGTGACTATGACTTCAATCCCATCAACCCAATCGAAACGGTGGAGTTTGACACCAATGCAGTGCGCCGCAGTCCAGTCCGTGCGCTGGTTCATGCCATGGAGCAGGTGACAAAAGCTTCTGACATGGCAGCACGTCTGGCGGTGTATGAGCAAACCATGCGGGAAACCGGGGATGCGGTACTCGCCCAATCCCGTGCGCGTGAGTTAATCAACTTCAACCGCCGTGGCGCATCTAAGACCATGCGGATGCTCACCCATATCATCCCGTTCTTTAACTCGTGGGCGCAAGGTACTGACTTGCTGTATCGTGGGTTTACCGGTGAAGATGCGTCTTCTGGCATGGCAAAAAGAGCCGCTGCTGGTATGTTCGTGTCACGTATCCTGACCATGATGGCGATGGGTACCATGTATGCGCTTGTGATGAGCGACGACGAGGGTTACGAGGAAACGTCAGACGAAGTGCGGGATCGTGCATGGATACTGCCAAAATCGGTCAGTGATGCGTTTGGTATGAAGCAGTCGCTCAAGATCCCAGTGCCAGTCGAACTTGGGTTTATCTTCAAATCCATCCCTGAGCGGGCAATTCAGTACTACAAGGATCACTCAAAGGACGAAGCCAAGCCCGCTGTAGACGCTGCGCTGGACTTCCTGCGAGGAGCCGTGACGGTGTATGGCAACGAGCCAATCCCTGCGATCCTGCGCCCTGCGCTGGAGAACTACACGAACTTCTCATTCTTTACCAAGCGAGAACTGATTTCACCGTCACTTAAAGCCAAACCAGCCGCGCTTCAGTACACCCCGGCAACATCTGAGTTTGCGAAATGGTTGGGCGAGCAGACCTCCACCTCACCGATTCAGATCGATAACTTCGTGCGTGGGTACTTCGGTTTGATGGGATCTACGGCGTCAATGATGCTAGATTCCATGATGAACCCTGCCCGTCCTGATCGTGGGTTGGAACAGTTGCCGTTCTTGAGTATCGGTATCATGGCACCGGTGGGATCTCGCACGAAGGATGACTTCTACGAATTCCGTGAAAAAGTTGCCGCTGCGGTGGCTGGCAAAAACTCGCTCAAGGATGATCCTGAAAAGCAGGCCAAGTTCATTGAGAAAAACTACCACTTGCTTGCAGCCGCACCGTACGTCAACGCCAAGCTCAAACTTCTGCGTACCATCCGTGAGCAGAAAAAACTTTACGAGTCTGGTGCCAACATTGGCATCTCAGGTGCGGAGCGTCGTGATGCGATCAACGAACTGAAGCGGGTCGAGACTGAGATCTTGTCTGACATCGGGCGGGTGCGCACCGACTATATGAAGCTCAAGGAATAAAAAACCCCCGGCAGGAGAGGGCCGGGGGTGTCACCACATCAGAACCAAAAGGAGAGAATGTCCGTACCGGGGAGAGAACCGGTACGTGTGCAGTATATCACCGTGTCCGCCAAACTCCAACTCCCCAGTATCCGTTCCGAATACCAACTTTGAGGGATAGGGATATCCCCTGCTTGCTGGCTTCCTTGCGTAACGACATACTTACTTTTTCAGTTTCTATGCACGGGATAAATACAAACCCGTGAATGGGGAGCTTGTCCCAGTTCAGAACAAACTCCACCCCTTCAGTCGTGAACCGCCATTCATTTACTGGTTTAGGCGGTGCGGGCAAGAGCTTCAATTGTGGCCGCTTTCTTCTCTTCATCGATCTTATCCATCTCGTCTAAGCCAAACACAGACCCTGCCACATTGTCTGGCACCTGAATCATGATCGTGGACACCGGGGGCATGGTAATTGCCGTACCCTTGGACATGCGTTTTTTCAGCGTTTCCACCTTGATACCACTGCGCTCAAGCGATTGTGTTACCGATGCGTACGTAATCTGGTTCTTTGCGCACCACTTCTTGAACGGCCCGATGGCGATAAAGATACGGCGGGTATCAGGCTCACACCGAATCAACAACTCACCGCGAGGCTCAATGATTGGGATCACGGACATCTCGCCAATATCCGGCTCGTTGCGAATCATCAGCATGTTGGTGTAGTTCTCAGCCATGTATGCGGCGATATGCTCTTCCATCGTGCTGCTGGATTGCGTGATGTTCTTGGAGCTGTCAAACATATGTCCAGCCACCCACCGTGCGACCCGCTCTACGTTGATATCATGCAGCCCCAGAGAATGTGCAATCGCACCCCCCGTCAGCCCGATCGCTGCCATCGTTGACCAGATCCGCTCACGCTGCGTCAGGTTTGCGGCTGAGTCTGTCTTCTCTTGTGTGCGGCGCAGCATACCGATAACGTCACTCTGGTTGTTCATGATGTACCGCATGTAGGGCAACCATGCCATCCCGTAGTTATGCTCCAGTTGCGGGAACAACATATCGGTATACGACTTGGGATATTTTGTATTGCGCTGGACTCCGACCTCGATCACGCGCATCAACTCGCCTTCCGGAAAACTTTTGTTCATAAACAGTTTGTCAGAAATGCTGGAGTTGGAGGTGGTCAGCGTGGGGGTCTGCCATGTCGTCAGGTTTAGGCGCTCGGTATTGGTGTGCGTCTCCATGCGGTTTTTCCCCCGACCGGATGTGCTGGCATAGACCTGATCAGAAAGCTCCATGGGCTTCATGTTGGTGATTTCGTCAATCGTCAGCGGCAGATGGCGCATGACCCCCGCACGGTGGATACGCACGTTATAGGTGTCGTCTTTTTGCATGAGCAGATCAAACGGATGCCCCCAGATGCTGTTCGCAGCCAGCAAAGCCGAAGACTTACCGATACCGGAATGCTCACTGACTAGGTTGTATACACCACCACGCAAGGGCGTGAACTGCATGAGTGGCGCACCGAAACTCAGGAACACGGCAAACGCATAGGCTTCCATGTCATCGTTGGCGTAGAAGTTAATCACCTCTTTCCACTTGTGGAAGTCGCCACGATCGGTCATCGCAGGGATGATGTTCATGTTCTTAGTTGCGGGTGGCGCATACAAGATGTCTTGCCCTTCCGGTTGCCCAGCAACAAGCTCCTTGGTGCCAACGACAAACGTGCCATCGTCTGTCCAGCCCATTTGGGATCGTACTTTTTCTGCTTGCTTTGTCATTTGTAGATGCCTCAACCATTTTTTAACGTAAACCAGATACTCCGTTACCTGCTTGGTGTCGATTGTCATCACACCGTGCATCGCGAGAGCATCGCGTAACTTATCTCGTGCCACTGCGTCCGAAAGGGGGATGCTGAACTCTCTGATCCCATCAAGCGGCATATGTAGTCTGAACCACAGTACTTCGCCCACATCCGGGTCGACCATCCGGCGTGTCACATAAAAATCGTATTCACAGATCTGAACCGAGGTGTCTGGTTCGCCCTGCACTTTCACTACTTTATGCACACCCATGCCGCCTTTCGGTCGGAAGTAGGGGCTGGGGTACTCTGGAATAACTGTCTTTGCTGGTTGGATGCTGGGATGCAACAACACCGTAGCAGTAGCCGTAGGCTTGGGGACTTCCACCGTGCGGTCTTCTTCCGTTACAGCGGGAGCCACATACCGTCCCAACTGCGCGGGCGTGGACAATTTGCCGTAGTGCTTGCAACCTTTACACCGCTCGGAGTCCAGCTTCTCAAACGCTTGGCATGTGTAGGGGCCATTGGTCTGTGCAGCTTTCTTCTCTGCGGCAGCGTAGCTGTAATCTGGGTGGCCCTCAGACACAGCCTTGATAGCGTCTTCCCGATCCTCGCAGATCTGTGCAATCGATAATCCTGCTCTCCACAATGGTTCTGGTAAAGATTCTCTCTCCTTGCGAATGTGTTGCAGTTGCTGGCAGGAGTCAGATCGATCCATGATGATCTTGAACACCGTTACACCAACAATGCTTTTATTTATGTCGTCGTCAACGTGCTTGATATGGTCAGGCACGGAAAATGGCAATGCTTCGTCTTGCTCATCTGAATCTTGGCTGGTATCGCCCAATCCGAGCTTCCCTGCAAAATCCATCAGATCCAACGGTTCATAGGTATCCGTCAGGATACTTCCTTGCTTGGGGTTCTGTGGGTCGCGGTAATTCTTCGATCCGGGATAGCGCAGCAGTCTTGCGCTGTCTGTTGTGCATGATGTATCCACCAGCAAACCATGCTTGAGTGCCAATGCTTGCAAACGCCCAGCGATAGGCTTCCACACTTCTGCATCAAGCTCTTTGTTGAAAGGCCAGTACAGATGGATTCCGTTGCCGGAGTTGACCCACAGGGGGTCTGGCAGGTTTGTCGCAGCAAGAAACGCATCAATTGCGTCTGTGGCTTCATCTTGTGTGGAATAGCATTTGTCGTTGGCTTTACCTACATCGATGTCAAACCAAAACGCTTTTACCTTGGCAGTATTTGCCTGTGTGCGTTTGCCCTGCACTTTGAATGTTGCGGGAGTGTAGTACTGGTCAATACCATCGATGACGGCTTCGCTGATACCAGCGAGATCCTCGACAGACTCCAAAAATACATGCTCAACCTTCCCGTTAGATATGGCCGCGAAACAATACACCCCTTGGCTTGGAGTTACTAACCGAAAAAAATCTAAGGGTGTCATCGTATGCCTCTGTCTATGATTATTTACTGCCCACCAATGTCGTCAGCTTTTTGAGGTGCTGCGGTGAAGGTTGGTACTTCCCAGTAAACCAGTCATAAACGGTCATACGTGACACGCCAAGTTTGGCGGCGATCTGCTTAATTGGCAAACCGATTTCTACTGCTTTCAAACCTAACTGCACACCGACCGGGGCTTGTTTGCCCTTGGCTAACGTGCGCACTTTAAGTACAAATTCGTATGAATAGCCACGCATCATGGACTCCAAAAGATGAAAAAGGGGCGGGGTGAACCGCCCCTGCGACGCTACTGATTACTCGTCGTCATCAGCCCATTGATCCAGCACAGACTTAACATCGGCTTCCTTGGTCTTACCGCGAACCTTGGGAGCTTCCTCTTCATCGTCTGTCGCAGCGGCTTTCTTTCCGTGCATGGCTGCTGCGGCTTTCACTACGGCAGCGGACTCTTCGTCAGCTTCGATCGACTCCTTCTTGTTGGGAGTAAACCGCATGGTGATTGCTTCAACGGCATCGGGGTGCTGGCTACGCTCACGGCACTGGTTGTACTCTTCCTCATCCAACGGACGGATGGGCTTGAACGTCAGCTTAGGCGTTGCAGAATCGGTATCGAAACGCATCTCGGTAACCACTGCGGTGATTGGCAGGCCGTGTGCATCGAGGAACTTTGCGTACTGGCGCAGTGGCAGTTTGCCTTTGTCACCCTTGCCGAACACCGATTGTGATGGCAGGATCAATTGCAAAATGTCACCCTCAAGATCGTTCTCGAGTGCCACAGCAAGCCAACGGCTGTAACGGCAGGCACGGCTGTCACCTTGACCGGAGCCTTTGATGTTCTGCGGACACGTATCGCACTTGCTGCTCTGTGGGTTTTCCACAGCGTCGTCCGGGGTCGAGCCATTTGATGACCAGCACTCAGGGGCTTTGTTCTCGCCTTCCTTGAACGTGCCAGAGTAGTACGTGCGGTATTCCGTGGGGGCGCTGTTTAGGATGACCATGTTCATGGCACGATCTTCGTTACGCATGACTTCTTCGCCGCCAACGATTTTGCGGAACACGCTACCCTTGATAGAGATACGTGGAATACCGCCGCTTCCCAACATGCTCTTGGTGATGTCGTCACGCTGAATGTTCTTCAGGTAGGCGGGCAGTTTGTCTTTTTTCAGAAAGGTCAATTCACTCATGGTGGTTCTCCGTAAAGTTCTTGATGGGGTTGTGGGTAAAATCAGACTGCTTGTCTGCTGGGATACCAAAGAATTTTGCGACATCACTCCAGAAAAACCGGTAGTGCGCACCAATCTTGATACTGGGCAGGGGGTCTACTTCTTTTCGTGCAGCACCGAGAATGGTGGCACGGCTGACACCTAGCGCCTTTGCAATTTGCGCCGTGGTCATCGGGCGTTCCGTGATCATGTTTTGCTCCTTCTAACGGACACGGTGTAACGGTTATCGACATTTAACCCTACTGGCATGGCATCAGGGTTTTCCTTGATGAACTCCTGCATCTGACGCTGGGAAATCCTGCGCTCCAACAAATCAGGTGCGTTGTGTTCCATAATAAATTTGTGCATTGCCTCCCAATCGCTTGTCCAATATCTTGTCTGCACAGTGCGTGATGCCGTACCGTATTTCGTACGCAGGCTGTCTGCGCCAGTGGTCTTGCACATCTCGAGCAACTGGGCCTCTACCAATTCCATTTGCTCTTTGACTGTGTTATCTTGTTCTTCGTACTGAGCCTTCAGTTGTGCGCGGTAGTCCCGCATTTTGACGTAGGCTTTGACTAGCTTCTCTGCTGTGGCGTCCATGTTTCTCTCCTAATGAACTTACATTGTAAAGCGGTATATTTACATTGTCAATACTTGCTTGAACATCTCCAACAAACTTTCGTTCGTGTCTTCGCAGGTATCGAGCGCCTTGTAGCGCTTCTCTTCCACCGGACTGCCTTGTAGTCGAACCACCAAGCATTTGTTCTTTTGTCCTGCGCGATGGATACGGGCATTGGCTTGCACGTATGTTTCGTATGACATGATCGGCCCCCACCACACGATTGTGTCTGCAGCGTGTAGCGTGATTCCATGTGATGCAGCTTGTGGTTGTATCAACAGCACCCTCGGGTCTGGTTGCTCTTGGAATCGCTTGATAACGTCTGCGCGTTTGCCAGCACTGATCTTGCCGTAGATCACATCCACCGTGTATTTTTTGGCAAGCAGTTTCTCTTGCAACACTTCCAACGTATTCGTATACGGGACAAACACCAGCACCTTGTTGTCGGTGCTGTCGATCACTTCTTCCAGTACCTTGAATCGTTCGCTGATATCCAGCTCAACCGTGGATTTGTCATCCGTATACACCGTGCCACAGTTGTGTACTATGAACGGGCGGTCGTTTCCTAAAACTGTGAAGCGGTTTCTGGGGCCTGCGTTAATTATGTCGTAGACATCTTCCGACCAGTTGGGTGGGTTAACGCTTTTTCTATTGACCATTTGTAGCGATATACTCGGGCGTGTAATGTAATCATTTTGATCCCATACGCTTCTGCTGCTTGAGATATATTCATCGCTCCTTTTGGGGTCATAATTATTTGATTTGTCCGGGTATTGTTTGCTTGCTGTTTGGGGGTCGCCCACCAACAGTTTTCTGGGTTGTATGGCCCGTTGTTGTTCTTCCGATCTAATGTAAGCCCATCCCGATACCCACTCTGCATGTCCTCCCAAAAATTGGTAAATGAGTTTACCCAACGGTCGCAAACTGTTACCCCCCGTGCGCCATAATTTTTGTAGTCTTTGTCCCGTTTGTCTAAACACCGACGCCGCATACTTGACCATATTTTGAATGGGCGGGAGTGGGTCATCCCATGAACCCGGTTGTACGCAAACGCCTGACATCCACAATGGTTCCCTAATGGGCGATTTTTGCTTCGTAGGCTTTGACTCTTTCTCACGACCTTGTTCCCACAGTCGCACAGGCATAGCCATGTTGCACAGCGGTGTCCCGTAGACCCACTGCGCCCCAAAACCGTCAGGAATCCGAACCGTTGCCCTTTCAAATCTATTGCTACTCGCCCCATCGATGATCTCCTTGCAAGTGTGCCACCCTGATACGGTAAGTACCTGATGGTCTCCGGTCATCCGCACCCCGGATAAATTCAACGTATGCCGCTTTCCTTTGTGCACAACCCCACCATGTGACACCCACTCAATACCATCCCATAAGTTATCACAGGTAGTAACATCGAGTATATATTTCCATCCCGAGTCCGTCAACACTTGGGTGTCACTACTCAAACAACTTACCTGCAATAACTTTTGCAAACCAACGGCTGCGTTCACGGCACTGATGGTTTCTCCAGCAACTTGCGCTGCCATACTCTTTCGCAACTGCTCATAGAGTTTCCACTGCTGTTTGGTCAACGGTACTTCGCGTGTGGTGTACAGGATATCTGGCAGATCCAGACAGTCTTCTTTGGTAAATCTGATGGCGGGCTGCAGCATCCGATTGACAATGCTGTTAGCATCACGCTTGGGAACCCACTTGAATGTGGTGACTTTACTCATCACCATGTCACGGTATATACCAAACGATCTTGGGGCGGTGGACGGGTGCATCATTTTGACCAGCCCGTATGCGTCAAGCGGTGACTGTGAAGCCGGAGTACCCGTAGCCATCCAAAGCCATGTGTCAGGGCGAATCAGTTTGTTGATGGCTTTCCAGCGGTTTGTGGTTGCGGTCTTGACGAAGTTTGCCTCATCGATGATGACCATATCAAACCCAGCTTCCTGTAGCTCGGGCAGCAAAAGCTCGACACCATCAAAATTGATAATCACAAACTCCGTGTTCTCTGCCAGCACGTCTTTGCGTTGTTGGCGTGTACCGTGTGCCACTGCAACTGTGCGGTGCATCGCACCATGAAACAAATCATTCACCCAAGCGGCTTTCATCACCGACACTGGGCAGATCACCAGTACCCGTTTGATCTGCTTGATGTTCATCAGGTAGTCCGCCGCCCATATCATGCTGAGTGTTTTCCCGGTACCCGGATCAGACAACACAAACGCACGGCGGTTGAGGGTGAGGAACGCTGCGGTTTGCTTCTGGTGTGTGAACGGCTCTCGTGTCCCCGGCCACTTGTACTTGGCCATGATGGGGGATGGCACGTTTTTGATGCGCAAGTTTTTCAATACCTGAGCGGCTTCCAACGACCAGTGAACCAGCACATCGCTTGTGCCATCTTCGTACTGCTCGATGATCTTGCTCTTTGGTATGACTTCCAGCACCCGGTGGGGGTTGCGCAGGCGCATCTTCAGCGCTTTGTTCTCGATGACTTCCACATTGCTCTCCAATAGCGTAACGCCCAAAAGTGGTCTTTGGGTCGCACGGGGTACTGCTACTACCAGTCGGTATTACTTCTTGGGGGTATTGCGCTTGACCGACCGGTCGGGGTTACGACTAAACGATCTGTTCTTGTTGGCATCGACAACCCGCAGGTTGCTCTTGCCATTACCACCACCCTTGGACAGTGGTTGACGATGATCTACATCTTTACCATCGCCCTTGCTAACCTTGCCTTCACGCTCCATACGACGACGGGCGTTGTTACGCTTGGCACGGTTTTTCTTTTGCTCTTCCGTGTCGTGGTACAGCTCGTATTCACGCTTGTAGTTTCTAGCCATCATCGTTTCCCGTTATGTGTACAGGATACCACCGGGCACCACGCTTTGCACAGCCCCGATGGGTTGGGGTTCCACACGTTATTTTCGTATGCTGCTTCCAATCTGGCAACCTCTGGCAACCAGTCCATCCACATAGTTGGCGCGTTGGATTGCTCATATTGAATGGGCATCATCTTATCCTCTGCGCAGAATAGCAAGCCAGCTTTCACCTTTTGGACTTCAGGGAACATCTTAAACACCGCCAGCGACATCAACTGCAATTGGCTCATATCAGCGTTTTTTGACTTGCCGAACTTGTAGTCAATCATCCGGGCAATACCCTTCTCGGTGTTCACAACCAATAAATCGATTGCTCCCCGCAGCCAAACGTTACTACCGAAAAAGTCGCAGGGTTGCATTTCTTTGGTCAAGCCAAACTTAAACTCACAGTATTTATCCCCGTCCAGCGCCTTGAGTTTGTCGAGCTGCTTACGCATGAACTCGTACTTTCCGGGTAGTTCCTGATTGTTTGCGATGTACAACTCTGCGGCTTTGTGCGCATCGATACCGTACAGCATGATCTCTGACTGCTGCTCTTTTACGTCCTTGGCCACCTTCAAGTGGTAGTACTTCTTGGGGCAGGATTGGAACGTCTTGAGGGCAGAAAACGACCATGCTACTTGAGGCATCTTTATCTCTCCGTGTAATGCTTCTCTTTCATGTCCTGAATGGCAATTAACGCCATCCTTAATTCTACCAGTGCCTCACTGCCAACTTCCAGTGCTTTATCAAAATCATTGTGTAATAACGCGACCCGCATGGCTTTTAGTCCTTGATGAGTCTTGATGGTATGGGGTGAATAGTCTAGGTTGTTGCTCATAGTTAACAGTCCGCAAGGGTTGATCCAAAAGCCGCTTCTGCATCCAATGGTATGTCGGGCATCCAAGCCGGGGGTGTGCGCATTTCCTTCAGCATGAAATCCATAGCCGCTTCTGCGTCGCTTTGCTCCGCTAGGATATACACAGCATCATGTACCGTCAACACGATCGGGTACTTCTTGCTGATCGCCAGCATCTGCTCACCCATCACACAGCGGGCTAGGCTCTGCACCAGTCCCTGAAAGAACTTCGCTCCATACAGGTATTCCCTCCCCTTGCGAGTCTGGTACACCCACTTCTGTTTGCCATCTTCCTTGATACGCTGCAGTTCTGGGTACCGTAAATACAACCCTGACGGCAGGAGGCATCCCGTCTTGCCGTGCACTTTGACAAGGCCTCGGTTGCCGTAGCTTCGCTGGCGGTTGTGTAAGATGCACTCCAGTGCGTTCTCACCTTCCTCCCAAGATGTTTTTACAAAGTGGTATTGCTGCCGGTACAAGTCAACGATACGCTTGGATTCTGCCTCACCAATGTCCGTGCCGGATCCGATCTTGATGGCTTGGCGCAGCTTACCCGCACCGACACCGTAGATCAGACTCAACTGCGAGGTCTTGCCGATGAACCGCTGCTCTTTAGTCACTTCCGCATAGTGCACCTCGAACACCTTTGCAGCAAAGTCCTTATACAGATCCGCACCACCACCCAGTATCGCCAACTTGTCCATCTGTTTGGCCAACCACAGACCAACCCGCAATTCGATGTTGGATAGGTCAGCACCGACAATCACATACCCCTCCGGTGCCTGAATTGCCCGCTTGAGGGTATTGTCCCCCCGGCTTGGCAGGTTCTGAAGGTTCACTGAATCCATGCCGCTCCAGCGATATGTCCGGGCACCTGCGTATTTCAGCGGGATGGGAAACTTACCTCTGGCGCTCATCTCGATGAACCGTTCAGTGCGGGTCTCTTCCAGCGTGGTCTTGACCCCCAACCGTGCAGCGACAACTGCCTGTACTCTCGTATCTGGATGTTCTTGCAATGCCCTGAACCCGTCATCGGTCTTGGCAAACGCCCAAGTCTTCTTACCTGTCGTCTGGCTGATCTTGGTCGGGGCAGGTACACCGAGTGACTCCAACAGGTCAGCAAACTGGTCATTTGAGCGCAACGCTTTCTGTATGGGTTCGCTTGACTCCCCGTCCATCATGGCAAGGGCTGCAAGTTCTGGCTTGCCGATTGCCTCAAGGGTGTTGACCAAGTGCTGCCGCTTCGCCGCCCTGACTTCCTGTAGATGTTGTTTCAGTAAGTCCGTGTCCAGATGCAGTCGTGGGTCAGTGAACATCCGCAGGGTCATGTCGATCAGCTTTAACTCTGGCAACGGAAACCCGTTCTGTATCATCCGGTGATACACCTCGTATGTCAGATCCACATCGTTGATGCAGTACTGTCCGTAGCGGGCAAGTTCTTCTGGCGTGAAGTCCTTGCGGCGTTTGCCTTGGGCGTGGATCACCTCATCACCCTTGACTCCGACCCCATAGTGCTTGGCTAGGTTCTCCAGCGATACGCTTACGTCCACACCGAGCGCTGCGCGTCCCATCGACATGGTGTCCAACATCCGCTTGGGCTGAATCCCGAAGATGAATGATAGTATCCCCGCATCAAATGCGGTGTTTTGGCACAGCAGCGCCGCACGGCTCCAGTCAATCGCGCTCAGCACCCATGCGAGATGCTCTTTGTCACCGGTATACCACTCGGTTGGGCCATCGTTGACCTTGATCGCAAAACCAATCATCTCGAAACGTGGGTCACGGATGTACTGCTCGGTGGTCAATTTGCGCAAGGAGTATTCAGGGTCGTAGTAAGTCTCGGCATCAAACGTAATCAAATCCATCACAAACTCTCCAGTAACTTGGCTACATCGTCCAAGTTGTCTTCATTCACTACGATAGCTTTTGCACCAGACGCATTGATCGCTGTGATCTCTTTCTCTTGTAGTGCCGTGGGTTTGCCCCTGCCAGCCTTACACTCGATGGCAAAGAACTTTCCTCGATACGACCCTACAATATCTGGTACACCCGCACGGGAGTACGGCCCACCAATCGGCATGAAGTAGTACGCACCGAACGCATCAAGCGCTTTCTTGACTTTACGCTTTACAGCCCCCTCTTTTGTCTCTGCCATCATGCCCTCCGTTGATTTAAAAAATAACGCACGATTTGTTCATATGATTCCTGCTTTTTATGTTTACGGTAGTAAATCGCTGGTTTTGTCACCCCAATGTACTCTACCCAATCTGACAGAATTTTTGATTCGCCATCAATAGTCACCCACACATTAGATCGTTTATTCCTTGCTTGTGCATGTTGCGTAGCCCACACGCAATTCTTCCTGTTGTAACCTTTGTCTACGTTGATACGTTCCAGCGTAAGCCCCTTTGGCTTATCCCCCATATCAGCGTAAAAACCTTCAAACGTAAGCCATGACTTACATACCTCTATACCTCTGCCACCATATGCCGCCCAACTTCTATCGTTTGGGTTTGTGCACCTTTGAATCATGGTTGCCCATAGGCTGTATGTTGGGTTCCGCTTCTTACCTTTACGGGCGTGACCGTGTGTGCGATGGTTACCTTCTTTAGATAAGCACCCACAGGATTTAACTTTTCCAGCCTTTAAGTCATATGCTGGAGCTAATGCTTTGCCCCCACAATCACAGACGCACAACCATAGTACGTTTTTCTTTGCGTCGCGCCCTCCATCCGCAACAACTGTTAATCGATTAAACCGTATACCAACAAGCTGATTTGGTCGCATATTAACTCCAGAATATAAATTGCTGTATGGAGTATAACACATGAATTATGGTGGATACGTTTTAGGGGTCGCTGCCATTTGATCTCTCCAGTACTTCAATTAACTTGTCGGCGTAGTGCCTGATCTTCTTGGCTTCTTGCAGTCGCTCGTCTTTGTTGCCTAGGCGCATGGTGTACTTCAGCACATTACCACGGTGGTACCCAATCTGTTGCTCGATAGGCCATGTGTCGATGACATCCCACGGCTGCACACCCATCTGCTTGTAATGCTCACCACCTTCCTGCCGCTCCTTCGCCTTGGCTGCATCGAGTTTCTCTTTGATTGCCTGTTGGACTTCGGGGTTCATTGGTAAGGGGTTGTATGCGTTCATGCTCATTTCTACTAATCGGCGTGTGCGGTCGTTTTTTTCAATCTCACCAATCATATCTTTTATCGTCTCGTTCATGCTGCTCTCCCTGCGAGATGTTCCCAGTATGCCCAGTTAACCGCATGTTGTTCCTCTGGTGTACGGATCGGCACCAATGCCGAGGCAAGTTCTTTCAGGTGTGCCAGTTGTGCAGCGGCGTCTGCTGCGGTAGCCGACAGTGGTTTTGGTGGTGGGGGCGGTGGTGGCTCGGGCTTCTTGATCGTCAGCGCATTCTTCATGTTGGGGCTTGGGGCGTGAGGTTTGTCCCCCGCTATGAACATCGCTGTCCAGTTGTGTGAGTGCGTCTTGTCCCAACGATGTAAATAAACAAGTTTATGTTTGATCAGGAAGTCGAGCTGTATCCTTGCGTTCGTGTTTGATAGCTTCATGGCTTTCGCCAGTTGACCCACACTAAACTCCTTGCCTGACAGAAACAACTCAGCGATCAACTGAATCGGTTTGTGCGGTATTTCGATGCACTCCTGTAATGACTTGGGCGCATACTTGTCGTGTACCTTACCTTTTGGCATTGCCATTTTTCTCTCCTTGTGAATATGAATAACCACGACGAAAGCCCAACTCAAAGGCCTTGCGCAACGTCATGATTGGTAGTTCGTGTTGGTAGTCGTTGGTAAATTTGACGGACTCAAGCTGAGCACGTTGCAGGTACTCTCCGACCCGCTTGTGTTCCATGTCCTGCCATGCTTGTTCTTCTTCCTCGGTGAGGGGTAGTTCGTTCGGGTTCATTTGATCACCTCAAGCTGTACGCACTTCGCACGACTATTGCTTACGAAAGAAACTGAATTGTGAAACTTCTCCAGCACCTCACAAGCCTCCTTCGTCGGGAACGGCATTGATATTGACAGCGGCCTGTCTTGCGCCGCAACCACAACAAAATACCAAGCGATGAACGTAATCATTTTTCCCCCTCCACAATCAAGTCATTACGCACCCACCTCGCAACCAGCGTCAGACCGCCAGCCTCAGTGATTCGTAACCAAGGCCCACGTTGACCTTTAACCGAAACAAAATCAGCCCGTTCATAAGCGTCAGCCAGTAAGTTGGGGGTATCGGTTTGTTCATCCACGGTTCTTCTCCTTCAGTTTTTCCTCTGCCCACCAAACGGCAGACTCAAATGCTTGCCTGTCTACCCAACTTTGCTTTGCTCCTTCTGCAATCTCCTTATCCGTCAGCCCGATAAACTCACGCTTGGGTGGTGCGGTGTAGAGCTTGAGTTGAATGTTAGGATTGGCTTTTACATACTCAGGGTTCCATACCCAAGCATCTGGGTATCCGTTTTTTATGCTCGCAAATGCCACAGGCTCTGGCTCCCATCCCTCGCAGTCACAGACATACCTGCCAAGACTGTGCGATGACTCACGATTAAACCCATGCGGTGCGTCTGGGTGAGGGTTGCACTCCGGCTGCTCAAGTGCTTGGCGTAGTGCGGTGATTGCCGTGTCATATCCACATGTACATGATGGATGCTTTTTTGGTTCAGCCCAAGTTGGAAACTGTGGGCAATTCTCAATGTGCCATCCAAAATCAACCAACGCATCCAACGCCAGCTTTAACGCTTCGTCTTTAGTCATTTCTATTCTCCATATAAAAATCAGCAAGGTCGGTCACGTCAGCGTCACGCCATGTAAACTCCAATCAATCCTTGCTATGTCTAAATTTGCGCCATCGTTGCAGTATCAGCTTGCCTCGCCAATTCACACGGAATCGCCAGTTGTCAGTCATTCTTCAATCTCCAAGGGCCATGCACGGTTGCCGATGCGTACATAGCTAGAAATAGCGTTATTGGCTTCGTTTTCGTTGTCATATGCAGACGCTGGCATGTTTTGACATAAATAATCGTAATCTCTAGGGCGATACAAATTCACCCACACCGTGCGCTTGCGGGGAGCCATAACCAAGTCCCAAGATGATTTTTCTTCATCGGATATAAAATAACCATTTTCTGATGTGAATTGAATGGCACGATCCATCAACACAACTACTCTCTGATTTAAATACGCATTCGGCACATGAGCAATAAACCTCACTGGTCGTCCATCACGAGTCTGGATTGGTTCGCCACGCTTGGCGGCTTCTAAATCAAATGGTTTCATTTCATTCTCCTCTTGCTTTCAACATTGCGTCTGCCATCTTGTACGCCTCAACTGCAACGCCGAATCGCCAGTCTTCGGGCACACGGTCTGTTCTACCCGCACGAACGTCATCCCAAAGATCACGATATGCGGCAGGTAGCGCTTTAGCCGCAAAGTAGTCACGCAAGGTCATTCCGGGGTCGTTATATTGGCAATCTTTAGACGGATGTAATCCGGGGAAAGCACTTTCGTTTTTGTATTTCATGATTCACCTCTTGCTTTTGCGATTGCGGCTTTAGCGGCGTCAACTGGTATACCCATTCGTTCGCAGGCGTCTGCAAATACTGTTAGCGCATTTAACAAATCCGGTGCGGCGGCGATCAATCGGGCGTTGGCTTCTCGGTCAGTCATAAATACCTCAAAATAAAAGAGCTAACAGCAAACACAAACGCAGACAAAACAGCGGTGTTTGTCGGTACAGCACGGGCAACAAACATCATTGATACCAAACTAAACCAATCAGCATTACTCATTTCACTCTCTCCCTGATAGCTGCGGCGATCTCATCTGCCGTATCAACTTCGTTGCCGTAGTAACCAAAAGCGTATTTGTCGCTAATATTGTCAGCCAACTTCGCACACGCCTCGTTTTCTTTCGCCCGTTCCTCTTTCAGTCGTTGCTCAAAGCGCATGGCAATAAAATCTATAAACACTTTTGCGCTTTCGTCTGCGTCACCTTCAAATGTCATCACGTCGCCGTTGAAGTCCAACTGGCCAACCATTTTCCAGTCGTTGTGGAACGACACGTTGTAGTTTGGCTTTGCCTGCACGACATGCAGTGAACCTGTTGCTTCTATTGCTTCATCTTTACTCATTTCATCCTCTCCCTGATGGCTTCGGCGCACCAACTCGCCAACACATCCTCGTCTTCATACTCGAGATCAATGTTGTCACACACCTTCGCACACGCCTCGTTCTCAGCGGCAACACCAGCCTTGTAGCCATTTCTGCGGCTACTAACTCAGCAATCTTGTTGTTCATAGTTGTAATCCTCCGTATACAGCGGTATGTCGTATTGATGCTTAACGTGGAATTCACGCCACTCTTTATCTTCACGTTCCTTTAGCCATAACTTTCGTGCAGGTGCAACGTATACTCTTGAGCGATCTACAGCGTCGACATAAGCGTATGGTTTTTTGAAATAGTCAATAAGCGTTAGGGGTGTTTGCTCCGGCTGCAAAAGTGCTTTGCGTAGTGCTTCTATCGCTGTATCTCGATAGTGCATCTGCTGCGGATGTTTGATCGCAGTGTGGTTTTCAAGAGCATCCAATGCCAGCTCCATTGCTTCTCGGTCATTCACGGTTCTTCTCCTTGAGTGCGGCTTCAATGGGCGCATCCGGCAGCGGCATCCACATTCGCACCCGTGTCAGTTTGTATTCACTAAATGGGGAGTACCATTCTCCGTAAGAGTTTAGGATGCCAGCGCAAACTCCATCAAACTCAGACCAGACAATAACTTCCTCGCACATTGGCACCGTTTCAATGGGTTGCCACTTAACCACCGGCTCCTGCTGCTGTGCTGGCTGCTCAAGTGCTTGGCGTAGGGCGGTGATTGCTTTGTTCCAATTTTCCTCTGCCATAGGAGTCATGTTTCCAACGTGTATTCCTTCCAACGCTTCCAACGCCAGCTTCATTGCTTCTCGGTCAGTCATGGTTCTTCTCCTTCTTCTAAGCTGTCAATAAAGTGCTTTTTAACCAGTTCGATACAGCCGATGGCGGTAGTCGTTAACATTGAACCGCTGTATTTATGCACTACACCTATTAGCTCATCCACCAATGCCACTGAAATGTCTGATGCCGGGTCTATGGCTTTGACTATTTCAAGTGAAGGTCTTAAAGGTACTTCTTCGATTTTTCCACCATACGAATACGCTTTTGCAGTTCCGTAGTTGCCGAAGTGGCAACTTGTTCCATCTGGGTATGTCACTTTCCATGCTGTCGTTCCTTTTGGTTTCATTTCATCCTCTCCTCCAACATCGGTCTACGCCAGATATACCAACCTACCCAGATTCCATGTGCCCAGACAAGTGCCAAGCACCCCAATATTAACCAGTCCGCTTCGTTCATTCTTCAACTCCGAAATGTTTTTTGATGTGTTGTGACATATTCCAATACTCTGGTCGGACTCCGGTCCGACTAGGAGAAAAATCAATCCAATCTGTTCCTTGCTCTATAATCTGTTCAGCACATTCTCTAACAATCAACTCGGCGAATTTTTCCATATCCTCTTTAGTTACATAATAGATTTGTTTGCCAAACTCAAGTGCTTCATCATCATCAAATTCCAATCCAGCCTGTTCAGCCAATTGTTTAATTCGCTCGTTCATTTTATCCTCTCCCTAAGCATTGCATCTGCGTGGTCATACGCAATATCTGCGACATCTTCTAGTTTGGCGTCAAATGTTGGGTTGGATAACAGCCCCTGCATCGCCGCCATGGCAAACTCGTCACGTAATGTCTTTGGTGGGTGCGGAGCATCAGTTTGACCAACCATCCACTTCTCACCACGTTTGATCCTGTCTGCCAGTTCACTGGGTGTCATTGTTTTGTATTGTTTGTAGCTGCTCATTATGGGTAGAACTCCGTCCTTAGCCCAGCAATTCGGACACAACGGTAAGGCTGCATCTACTCCATCGTGTGGGATAGGTAAATGGCAAGTTGGACATTGGTGTTGGTAGTTCATTTCACTTCTCCAAATCAAAAAAACGCAACAACTCTTTCATTGCGTCACGGGCTATGTCATCTCTTAATATATTCATCACTCTCTCCTAGTCATCATTGATATCCGGTCTTGCGTCAGCCTCCAGCTTCGCCATCAGCGCCCTGAACTCTGCGTCCGTTGTGATCGGTGCATCCTCCTTCATCCCACACCAACTGCACTCTCCTTCAAACGTAATCCAGTCACGATCCGCCAAGCAATAATGTGTACGCATGGTTGTCTCCTATGTATTCATGTACCAAACAATTACTGCGAATGTGCCGAGATAAACACCCACGCCCAGCGTCATCTTGAATAACTCTAAACGTGGGGCCATTACCTACTCCTTACTGAACGGTTTCGGCAGCGGGGGCGTCAGCTTCGACTTCTTCCTTGGGTACCTGCGGCGTGGCGATAGCCTTGATACCCTCTACGAGGTCGGCTACTTGGGCGTAAGGCATCATGCCCAGACGTTGCAGTACTGCGTTCACCTGTTCCAGCGTGAAGACGATTTTGATTTCATTGGCGTTCATTTCTTTTCCTCGTAGAGATGGTCGTTGCGATGTTGCATGGTTGCCTTGGCGTTCTTAACCGCCATTGCGGGTGCGGCTCCTGCCGCGATGAATTGACCAACGTAGTAGTCAAATAGGGTCATACCTTCAAATCTGAGGGTTTTTTCATCGATGACTGCGCCATTCAATGTCGGATGCGCTGGCCCTCCTGATACTTTCAAATCCATGTAATGCTCCTTAGTAACACGTAGTTTGGCAGTTGCCGTTGTAGCAGCACGTGGTACAGATCGTAACTGATCCGTCCTTTTGGATCACTGTTGTCGTGATGCACGATGCGTACACCGCTGCACTGGCAACTGCCATGCCGATACCGATTAACCACTTATTGAATCGTTGCATTTAATTTTCCTCCAGCATCCAGTTGATTACATTGGTCGTACGAACTGCGCAGTATTTCCGTCATCTTGTATACAGCCGCATCTAGCGGGACGTTTGACACCCACAGCATTTCACCTAAGTGCATAGTGATGGCGACGATATATGCAGTGGCGTCAATCTTTTCTCCCTCCTGTATGCGTTTCGTCACCAATTCCCGTAATGCATCGAGATACTGTTCTGCGGCCTTGTTGTCCTCAGTTTGTTTCATCTTTACTCTCCTGTTGTGCTACTCGGTTAACTGCAAACAAGTAATCCTCACGGTACTCCGATGGTGGCACCCATCCGTACTTGCGCCATGTGGCTTGCACGTTACCGCCGGGGGTGTACTTGAACGTGGAATTCTTTTTGGTCAGTTCGGCTTCCATGATTAGCTCCTGATCCAGTTAACAAAACGTCTCCAAAGCGAGGGCTTCTCCTGTGCCAGTTCGACTAGCCCTTTGACGTGCGCTTGGATCTCAGTGATCCCGCCCGGTGTAGGATCAGCTTGCTTGCCGACCTTCTCGATGCCAAGCTTCTCAGCTTGTTCTCTCTTCATGTTTGACCGCACGGTGTATACGTACTGGACGCTGCACTTCATGATCTTCACGATCTCAGCGGCGCTCTTGCCTTGCTTGGTCAACTCTCGAATGCGTTGTGATTTAGTTTTAGCCATGGTTCTCTCAATATTTCTGTTGGTAATGGTATGGGTAGGACAAGGTGTTACCGTACTTACTTGGTGCATTTAAAACGGTCAGGGCGTTGGGACGGTACACCACGTCTTCGAGCTTGAAACCTTTATAGTATCGGTCAGACGCTCGTAACGCTGTTGATCCGTCAGTCTTTTGTATGCGGTTGCGTAGTGCCATAGGGGTCTCCTTGAAAGGTCTGTCAGTTGTAGATACGTAATCAACTTCGGGCCAACCCATGCTCGATGGGTGGCATCGCCAAGATCATATACATCGATGTTGTTGTACCACTCACCGATACCCGGTATATGGTTCTTGCGCATCATCAATACCATGAGATCCGCCGATAGCCAGTCAGGTAAGATGGCAACCGACACTGGGGTAGAAAACGTCTCACTACCAACCAATTCTGTAGTCACACCAACAACTGATACTGAGTCCTGCAATGGTGTCTCTATCTTGGATGACTCTCTAGTCGCAAACACCTTGTACTGCATACACAGATGGTGTTGGTTAAACGCAGCGCGCACCGTGACCGCGACTTCTCTCTCGTTATCCATCAATCTCTCCGTTTTCTCATATCATAGTCTCCGGTATTTACAATGTCAATCTAATGGTTGTCCCTACGTCTGCGACACGGGAAGTGGTAATACCCCACATGACAGGGCAAGGCCAGTTGCCCCAGCTACCGGCGAGATAGCCATCCGTCAACACCAGCGCACAGGAAGGGTTCAGTTGATTCTCCTCCATATACGTAGTTACGCAGTTAACATCAGTGCCACCCCCGCACATGGGGCGGGTTACATCACGCAGCATGTCCTGTAGATCCAATGTATATACCTCATGCCCGACCACACGTGACCCCCAGTAAATCAGATGCACAACCTCGGGGTGTACCGTCTCGCATACCCCCGCAACCTCTGCCAGAAACTTAGCTACCTGTATATCATCCACAGAACCTGAGGTATCAACGGCTACCAGAATAGATGGCATGGAGTTAGACATGGACGTGGGTAAATAGATATCGCTTGCCATCATCCTCCTTCGTGGCTTGCGATACGTAGAGTAGTCGTGACCTGCACAGTGTGTAGTCATGAAATCCCGCAGTGCCTCACGCCAGTCAACCTCCGGATTCAGGTTACGCAACACCTCACGATCTACTGGATGACCGAGAAGCTTGGAGGCCATCGCCCCTTGTCTTAATACGGTATTAAGTTCCTTCACCAGCGCCTGCTCTTCAGCAGTACCCATCTGATTGGCACCTTCCCAATCATGATCGTCCATCGCGCCTTCACCACTACGGTTGCCACCTCCCGCACCTTCAGCTTTCAGTATGTCAAACACCTGCTTGCTGTCCATGCCACGGAAGCGATCGTCTTGCAGTCCACCCTTGGGCAGCTTGATAAACCGTGGGTCGTTGAAATCATGGATGATCTGGTTCACCACGTAGTCACATGCCATGTTAGCCAGTTGCCCATCCTGCTCATACAGAAACTTAAATACAGACAAGTGTCGATACAGAATGTGGCCACCGTATTCGTGATACACCAGCGCACGTAACTCTGCGTCATCCAAAGACTGCACAAACTCCGGATTGAACTCCACGTCACGCCCGTTGGTACGGGCGGTATGCACCTCGTTGGTAACAGTGGTCTTGCCAATCATGAACAGCCCAGCCATGTAAGAAAACCGGGGATCACGAAAGAGCGAGACCTTAGCCTGCTCGATACGCTGCATGGGTGTGTACATATCAAGCTCCGTACAAGTGAGCGTTGGATTGATTAAACGTGGTAAACGCTTGGTTTTTCGATGCCCACAACACTTTTGTATCGTTATGCACCAGTTGCAAGGCGAACAATGCTTTGGGTTCGTTGATCGGAAAGCGATTCATGTACTGCATCCACGGCGTCAACGTATCCTGCTCAACCCAGTGCAACGCTTGGCATGTCAACAACACCATCGCCGCAGGGCTATCGGGTACTTGCGCTTTGCCGGGGTTCATCAGGATCTCTTGCTTGGTTGGTAGTTGGTCAGCCAATGTCGCAAAGGTCATGATGTCAAGCGCCGCAGGTGCACCGATCGTACCGCACAGCAAGTGTGTGATGGCGTCGTCACTGATTACACCACGCTTGTCCATGATAAGACTCGCTCGGGTCATAGAGCGGTGGGTCACAAACGCTGGTCGCTGTACTTTGGGGTGGTAGATGTACTCATTCTCGGATGGGTCTTCCACGTCCTCGTACGATGCAAAACAGTGCGGGTTGCGGCTGATCCACGCTGCCACGATCGGGTTGATCCCATGGTTCTGTGCATACGCCAAGTAGTCCATGGCACCGGGCTTTGCCATCCTCGCACGGGTGATACGGTTCACTGCATGAGGCTTCAACATATCGCCCACGTTCTCGGAACCAAGGTTGGTCGTGGCAAACACGATCGTGTCGGGATGGAAGTATGTGTTACCCCATCTGCGCTCGTTCAACGCTGGCAATACTGCATTGATCACACCTTGGTTGCCACTCTTACCCAACTCATCGAACATGATAATCATGGGCTTGCCTGTGTGCAGCCCGAACGCCGTGTTGGGGTAGTACGTAGACGTTTTCGTCTCGTGATCAAGCGCTGGCAACTGGAAGTCACCGGCATCTGTAATACACGCCATGTCCACATACACCGGAGTATGCGTAGGAAGTGCCGCACTGATGTCGTTGATCAATGATGATTTAGACGAGCCGATGTGACCCTCGACCAAGAAACTGATCTCGTTACCCAGTGCCAGTATGGACTGCACGAGGTCTTTACGCTCGATGTTTTTGTATAGGTTTTGCATTTCTCTCTCCTTCTTAATACCGTATGAAGTTACATATCACCAAACTTGTCCAGTACCCGTTGCATTTTCTCCTTGACGGATTCACGCACCTCATCGCTTTCACGAATAGAGTCTAGGTCTACAGGATCAAGAGCATTGTTTAACTGCACTCGCACGTCTTCAAGCTTCGGGTCGTTCGTGATGTTCAAGGCTTGTAGCGATCCAACCAGCTCTTTGAACCCATCGAATGTGCTGGCAAAAATACGTGGGCGCTTGCCTTCCTCGGGGACAATCAGCTTGTCACGCAGTCGTGTCACCTCATCCATGACCCGCATCCACACATCCTGCATGGCCGCATCAAGGCGCTGTTGCGCTGTCTTAGAGTAGTGTTGCTGCAGCATCTGCACGGCTTCGTTGTGCAAGTCCACTCGGAAGTCATTGCTTGATGGCACGGGTTCAAACGCATAGTTAAACGCAAAGCGATGTCTGATTTCTGCCGGATCTGGGTACTCGCTGCGATCAAACATATCGCCAAGCGCAAACGCTGCGTTGCTGACCTTCAATGCGTAGCCTGCGACAAACTTGTTGACCAGCGCCTCAAACTCTACGCGAAGCGATGATAGTAGTTGGCTGACCTCAAAGAAATTACGGGTCGAAACCATCCGTGTACCATTGTCTGACCATGGAAGCGTGACCGCTGCGATCTCACGCCGTGCCCGTGCCTGAAACGTATTGATTGCATCGAGGTCTACGTCACCTGCGAACAGCGACTTGTATACAGACGCTGCGTTTTTGGCGTGTGCGCCCTTGTCGATCAGTACTTCGTCTTTAACTTTCTTGTCTGCCTTGCGCCCGGTGTACATGCTGATGTTTAGTGTCAGCAACATGGCAGAAGATTGAAGGGTAGGTGCCTCGATTGCAGGCAATGATGTGGCCTGTTCATATGCGAACATAATGCTCTCCTTAATACGGTATGAAGTTAATTGGTTGGTACGTATGGTGCTCTCCACACCATACTCACATTATAACAAATTATATGTACACTGTCAAGTTGATAGGTGTCCTCGGCGTAACTGCGTCACCACCCACTCATACTCTTCAGCATCCGCAAATAGTCTATACACATCCGGGGCGAACAGCACCCCGTCCTGATCGATATAGAGCACGTTGTCAGGGTTGAAGTAATACGTACGATCGTTGGTCTTGTGTTTGAATGCGGCTTCGATCAGCATGAGATTCTCCCGAGTACTGCGTAGATTAGTTGGTCAAGTTCGTTGTCAAATGGTTTGCCTTGCTGGCGCAAGTCGTAAATGGTTTGCACCTGCGCTTTGATTTCGTCAGACATGAGGAACTCCCCACGTAGCTGAAGCTCATCCTTCAACTCATCGGTGTCTATCAGATCCAAGTCCACTTCAACATCTATTGTCATCGTTGCCATCACACTCTCCAATAAATTGGCTCGTCAGCCATCACATCACCCAAAAAATAAGCCAGATTAACAGCGCGAACTGAGCCACGCCAGCCGCCCACCACATCATGTCCTTGATCATTTCAATTCCTCCGGCACGTCAACCTCATCACCTAATTTGCTTGCCACGTAGCAGCGCATGGCTGCGATCAGCGGAGTGTCACCGCAGTTCACACCGTTCTTGTCGTCATCCCACTCGTCGTTGAACGCTGTCCACAGCCCAGTAAAGCTGGGGTGTCGATAGGTGAGGTTGATGCACTCGCGCTCGATGATCGGTCCGCCTTGTGCCCAGTCGGTTGATGGGGTGAAGTCCACAACGTCTTTATCCGAAACGTACCATTTCCCGTCGTTACCCTCACACTTCGCTACTGCCCAGTCAAGGGCTGCGCCTGTCAGGTATTTTGTTTTCATTTCAATTCCTCCACGCTGTATACGGCGATCTCACCGAGATCATCCGTGATGGGGTTAGCTTTCTCCATGGCGATGGCAGCGTCCCATGCTTTACGCTCTGCATCGTCATCATTCTCGGCTTCGATCACCACCTCGGTGAACATGGTTCTCTCAAGCAAAACGGTGTACTTTTTCATTTTGTTTCCTTTGTGGTTAGCGTTTCAAGTTCTTCAACTATCTTGGCAACTTCTTCATGGGTGAAGTCGCTGCCCACAATGCTGATGCCCTTGCGTGTCCACGCTGCGTAGTGCAGCGCAGCTATAAATTGTTTGTATGTGTCGCTCATCTCATCACTCCCATATAGTCATACACACTGAGCAGTGCCTGCATGGTTTGCACATCGTCCTCCGCATGATCCAAGTCCTTCATGCACTGCAGCAGCACGTTGTCAGGTATCTTGGCACTCCAGATATCACGGTACACCTCGTCAGGATCGGCAGGGTTGACGGCCTCAGCCACCATCCACAGGAACTCATCACTGTTGCCACGGTAGGCTTGCACACACATGTCGTACGCCATCATGTTGAAGTCGTTGTACGTAGTGTTGTTGAAGTTGTACTTGTACCAACCTTCCTCGAATTTCTCGATCTCATCCTCCAGCGGATCACGCGCCGTGGGCAATGCTTCCCAATCAAGCGTTACGCATCGACGGATCAGCGCACCGAGGTGCCGCAAGTCAAGAGACTCCCCTACCGTATGCTCGTTCATATACCCCACACTCACATTAGTACACTCGGGGATCACGTTGATAAACTCTGCCGTGTCGGTGTACACGCCTGTCGCATCGGGTGCGTACATCAACTCATCGTTAGACAGCGCATCACTGAGCGCATCTGCGAATACATCAGAGCAACACCTGCCGTATGCTTGGTGTGTGATGACTGACGATGTACCCTTGCGGTCAAACGCAATTGCCCGGTCGAACTCACTTAGCAAGTCGAACTGCTGCATGGCCAGATGGGATGACCCGATACCGCCTCGCTCTTCCCCTCGCGTAAAAATAAAGTATCCAGATACCCCATTGAGTATCAATGCAAGCAACACGAGAACCCCAGCCCCATCATCCGCACCGAGGCAGTTGGTGTTCGTAGGTAGTACCCGCATGACTTGCTCGTCGTCAATCGTGACACGCTGGTATCCGTTATCGTCTTTGTGTACGGTATCAGTGTGGGCAACGAACAGTGTTCGGGATGGGCGTGGGTTTGGGTTTGATTCGATATTACGTCTGTCGACGTGGATGTTCCGCGCATCATCGAAGTACCACTGTATGTTGCGTATGTTTAGTTCATGCAGTATGTGGGTTTGTATCCATTGTGCCTCGCCCTGCGAACCATGTGGTCGCTTGTGTGCAAAGAAACTGGTGAGATATGGGTAATAGATTGTGTCGATGTGTTGGTTGGTTGTGCTCATGGTATGTCCTTTCGTTAGTTGGTTGTGGGTATTGCGTCCTTCATACGGTATTAAGTTGTTTGTTCGGTTTCCTCTTCAGTCTCAGGTGCATGGTCAGGGTGGTACGTCTCATCGTCCACTAATACATATTCGTAATGCTCACTCGGATACCACTCATTCGTAGCTTGGCACTGCCAGCAATCATCTGCCCTCCAGTACTCGCCGCGATCCTCGCACCACACGATGTCGTTATGCTCAAGGTAGTCATTGTCCACGTACTCCTCCCAGCCCTCGACCCAAACTGCATCGCCCTGGTGTACGTAGTACTGCTCACGGCATCTGCCGTATACGCTGACGTAGCTACCCTCGAGACACCCACGGCACACGGAGTGGTCGCCATGATACCCGGTGCTGTACGTGTCGTCCTCGTCTACCGTGTCGCCGCAGTCTGGGCACACGTACCCGCTTGCTTGTAGCAAGCCATCGGTATTGTCAGCGCGATACTCACCCCGGCTGTGGATCACAAAACAAAACGTATTCTCAGCCACTCGCTTGTTCTCACCGTCGATGTATGGCATGAGGGTATCCCCGAAACTGTTTGTCACACACGCAAGCCGTGTCCCTTCTGGCCACTCGCAGAGCTTCTCATACCCTTGGTTGGTCAGCCATGCCTCGAGTGCTGTGTCCGTGGGTGACTGGCTGTCGGTCTTGCGATATGACCGCACAAAAAACTTAGCCTCACCGTGTGCCAAGCACAGGCACCTGCCAATGATCTGATCACCCACCTTGCGTATCGCCATGTGCCAGCCAAACTCAGGGTCGTATACCCGATACGGGTGATCGAGGTAGTCGCCATCCTCGTCCGTGTCATCCCATGAGTCGTCCTGCATACATGACGATGGGCCTTGTTGTACCGCTTCGATGATCTCGTTGAGGTCATTTGTTATGTGCATGTACCCTGCAGTCGTATCGTGCAGCGCACAAAAGTCTCTGAGTACGTGGTCTGGCATGGTCGGGCAGTGCCGCCGCAAGTATTTGCCCAATGTGATTCGCGTCTGTATGTCCCGCACCCCTTTGTCCTCGTTCTGGGTATACGCCACCATGCCGGGCTGTTCCTCGGACTCATGCGGCCACTCGAGTATCATCTCCCGCCAGTCGGCGATGTACTGGCTGTACTTGTACTGGTTAAAGAGTTGTTTAAGTGCCGGGTGGTGGTTAAAGCGGATGGTCAGGTCTTTAAACCATGGGCGGGACGCTTGCAGGATGTGCAGTAGTTGAGTGCGGTGATGCCAGTCTGATGGGTCGCCCAGCAGCAATGGGGATGAATAGATGGTTTGAAACTGGGCTTGGGTGAGCACCGGGGTGGTGGGTGTGTTGGTAGTGTGCGTCATGATTACTCCTTGTGGGTTGGTAAGTTAATACGGTATTAAGTTGGGTTGGGTTGGGTTGGGTTGGTGGTGTTGTGTTATGTGGTTTTCTTTGGGTTGAGCTGCGATAGCAGGGAACGATTGCTTACATACACATAATTACTTTTTGACATTGGCACTACACAATGCCGCACTTTTTTAGCAGCGGTCTCGCCGCATGGCAGGCATAATTTGTAGCCTAGGTTGGCTCGTGCTTGGGGGTAGGTGTTGCCGCAGTGTTGGCAGTGGTAGAGCATGATGGGGTGTTCCTCGTTGGTTGGTTTGTTGATTGTTACTTAATACGGTATGAAGTTGGGTTGTATGGGATAGACAATTACTGACCCATAACTACATTATAACCTAAATAAGCGGTATTGTCAAGTGTCGGTGTTCTGTGATGTTCTAGCGTGTATTGTGGATTATGTGTGTGGGTGTTAATTATGATGGGGCGTGTTCTGGTAGGTCGGGAACACGTAGATCGTTTATCCATGCGGGTTTGCGGGGAGATGGGGGGTCGATGTTCTTGATGTTCTTGTTCTGAAAGGGTAAGTTGGGCAAAAACGGTACAGTATGATGT